AGCAGATGATTTCTTTAGTAGTGTATATCCTACTATTAGTTCTGGTAAGTCTACTAAGGTAATTATTGTTTCTACCCCTCGTGGTATGAATCACTTTTACCGACTGTGGCATGATGCAGAACTTGGTAGAAACGAGTATATAACAACAGACGTTCACTGGTCGGAAGTGCCAGGCAGAGATGAAGCGTGGAAAGAACAGACGATCAAGAACACATCAGAAGCACAGTTCCGTGTTGAGTTTGAGTGTGAGTTCTTAGGATCTGTTGATACCTTAATATCACCATCCAAGTTGAAAACTATGGTGTATGATGAACCAATAAATCGTGGAAAAAGAGGTGGAGAGATATATGAAAACCCAGTTCCAAAACATAATTATTCGATAACAGTAGACGTTGCAAGAGGTGTAGAGAAAGATTATTCTGCCTTCATAGTATTTGATACAACAGAGTTTCCGTATAGAGTAGTTGCAAAATATAGAAACAACACAATTAAACCAATGTTGTTTCCAAACGTCATTTTAGATTTTGCTAAAGCATATAATAATGCATATGTTTTATGTGAGGTAAATGATATTGGAGATCAGATTGCATCCATACTATTCTATGATATGGAATATGAAAATGTTTTGATGACTGCTGTTAGAGGTAGAGCTGGACAAGTATTGGGTCAAGGATTCTCTGGTAGTAAGGTGCAACTGGGAGTCAAGATGTCTAAGACTGTCAAAAAGATAGGATCACTCAACCTTAAGACTTTGATAGAGACAGATAAGTTGATAGTAAAAGATTATAATATTATTGCAGAACTTACAACTTTTATTGAAAAATCAAACTCATTTGAGGCTGAGGAAGGGTGTAATGATGACCTTGCCATGTGTCTGGTGATATTTTCTTGGCTGGTCATGCAAGATTATTTTAAAGAAATGACGGACGATGATATAAGGAAAAGAGTATACGATGATCAAAGAGATCAAATAGAGGCAGACATGGCACCATTTGGTTTTATATCTGACGGTATATCTGAGGAAACATCATTTGTAGATTCAGATGGAGAAAGATGGCATATGGATGAATATGGTGATAGATCATATATGTGGGATTATCTGTAAGTGGATTTAGATGAACCAGTTTTATTTCTACATGAGAGAAAGTGTAGAGTTTGTGGTAGAACTTACTCTCTAACGGATGGATTTTATCTAACTAGGAAAAGTAGAGGTGAAAGGCCATCATCTTATTCATATGAATGTAAATCCTGTACTATTAGTAGAGTAAAAAAGAAAAGAAAGAAAGATAAACCAGACGTATATCCTGATTGGTAGGAGGTTCATGCATCGTTTCCCCAGTGAAAAAGTGGTAATTTCTAAATAATAACAGAGAAAACAACTGAGATCTTCGAGGAACACTAACATGGCGCTTAATCTAGTATCTCCAGGCGTTAAGGTAAGAGAAATAGACCTAACAGTAGGAAGAATAGACGGCATCAACGATCAGGTTGGAGCGATTGCAGGCCCCTTCGAGAAAGGCCCTGTAAACGAACCAGTTTTGATTGAGACAGAAGCTGACTTACTTAATACTTTTGGTTCACCAAAATCTACCGATGCTCAATATGAGTACTGGATGACTGCATCTTCGTTCTTATCTTATGGAGGAATCCTAAGAGTATTAAGAACAAACAATGCAAACTTATCCAACGCTAACGCACCTGTCGGTGTTGCAATTACAAACCTATCCATCAAGTCATCTGAAGATTATTACAATAATCGTTCAACAGATACTAACTGGAACTATGCAGCAAGAAACCCTGGCTCTTGGGCAAATGGTTTAAAGATTTGTACCATTGATGCTAAAGCTGATCAGAGAATCGCAATTGGTACTGATGGTCTTGTAGTTGGATACGCAATTACTGCTGGTTTCTCAACAAGTGTTGCAAATACAGATGGAACAGTTGGTGTTCAAACTGGATATGTCAAGGGTATAATCACTGGTATCGGTGCTAACTCAATTGACGTTAAAGTTGTTGCAAAACATAACGTAACAACAGATGTTTGGAGTGTTGCTGATTACGAAGAAGGTTCTTCAACTAACGCTTTCCAATCTTATGATGTTAATATCTACAACGAATACTTCACTAGACCAGCATCCGATAACCAACCAAACCGTTATCAGATCTTTAACAACTCTGGAGTATCTCAAAGAATAGAAAGAACAAGATTCCAAGCTGCAATTGGTATTGGTTCTACTGTCATCACTTTTGGTGAAGATCTTAATGCGTTAAAAGTTTCACCTGGCGACCAAATTAAGTCACTTAACGGAACTTATAATGCTACCGTTATGAATGTTCAGACTCAGGTTGGTGGAGCTCCAGAGATAATGATGAATGCTGCAGCTACTGTTGCATTTGCAAATACAGACTTCATTGTTATGTCTGGTATTGGTAGTGGACTTTATCTAAGAGAAGGTAATACCGTTACTGACTGGTACAACGAACAAACTTTAGGTCTTACAAATACAACAATTAAGTGGAGTCAAATCGCAGAAGCACCAACCACAACAGAGTACGCTAAAGCGAGAAACGCTAAGTACGATGAATTCCATGTCTTAGTTGTAGACGATACAGGATCAGTAACTGGTACAGCTGGTGCGATTGTAGAAAAATGGGTTGGATTATCTAAGGCACTTGATGCTAAGATATCACCAAGCACAGACATCTACTACAAAAACTACGTTGCAAACTTCTCACAGTATGCATTTGTTGGTGCTGCACAAACTGGTATGGGTCTTAAGTACACTATGTTAAGTGGTTACACTCTTGACAATAGTGGAACATGGGGATCAGAAGCACAAGGAAAAACATTCAACGGTGCTGGCCCCAAGACATTCTCACTTGAGAACGGAAACGATTACGGTTCAATTGGAGCATATAAGTGTGAGTTAGGAGATATTATTTCTTCTTACACAGTTTTAGATAACCCTGCTGAATACTCAGTAAACTATCTAATTCAAGGGCCATCTGGTGGAAATTCAATTTACGAAGCTCAGGCTAAGGCAAATAAATTAATTCAGATTGCTACCACTCGTAAGGACTGCATCGCATGTATTTCACCTTACAGATCTGGTGTTGTTGGTTTAACCAATTCAGATCAACAAACTAACAATATTATTTCATTCTATGAAAGTTTGACATCCAGTTCTTATGCAGTATTTGACTCTGGATACAAATACACCTTCGATAGATTCAACAATACATTTAGATACATTCCTCTAAATGGTGATATTGCTGGATTGATGGCAAGAACTTCCATCAACTCATTCCCTTGGTTCTCACCAGCTGGTGCAACTAGAGGAACTATCAACAATGCAGTTAAGATTGCTTACAATCCATCTCAAGCACAGAGGGATCTACTATATCCTAAGAGAATTAACCCTGTTATATTCTCACCTGGCGCTGGTCTTGTATTATTCGGTGATAAGACTGCACAGAAAGAAGCATCTGCATTTGATAGAATCAACGTTCGTCGTTTATTCTTAACGATTGAAGGAACTATCGAAAGAGCAGCAAAAGCTCAGTTATTTGAATTTAACGATGATCTTACAAGAACTGCTTTTGTAAACATTGTTGAACCATATCTTCGTGATGTACAGGCTAAGAGAGGTATTTCCGACTTCGTAGTCATTTGCGATGAGTCAAACAACACACCTGATGTTATTGATTCAAATACCTTTAAGGCAGACATCTTCGTGAAGCCTGCACGTTCTATTAACTTCATTGGTCTAACCTTTGTTGCTACAAGAACAGGCATCAGCTTTGATGAAGTGATTGGATCTGTTTAATTTTACTAAATACACCACGGAGAGGATTTAAAAAATGCCCGCAAATTTACCAAAGGTCAATCAAAGAACCATAGACTCATTTAGGTCTAGGTTGGTTGGTGGTGGAGCTCGTCCTAACCTGTTCGAGGTAAAACTAGTTTACCCAGAAGGTATAGCGAAAGAGATCTCAAACGAAGAACTTGCCTTGGATACTAGATTCATGGTAAAGGCTGCAAACCTACCAGCATCAAATATCAACGTTATTGATATTCCATTCAGAGGCAGAAACCTCAAGATTGCTGGAGATAGAACATTCGATGTTTGGACAATCACAGTTATCAACGACACAACATTCAGACTTAGAAACGCATTTGAAGCATGGATGAATAGAATCAACCGTGTTGACAATGCTACTGGAGAGGTGACTCCTGTTGATTATCAAACAAATGCATATGTCTATCAGTTAGGTAGAGACGCTATCAATGGTCAACCTAATTATCAAACTCCTGAGAACTATATCGGTGACAGTGCTGGAAAACTTCAGAAAGCAATTACTGCTAATTCTGATGTTCCTGTTCTAAAAACTTATAAGTTCCACGGAATATTCCCAACAAACGTAAGTGCAATCGAACTATCATACGATCAGTCTGATTCAGTCGAAGAGTTTACAGTGGATCTACAAGTCCAGTGGTGGGATGCTTATAGAGGTGAAGATTC